CCCTACAAGGTTTCTACAGTCAATTGATGGCTTGGGCTTGCCGCCCGTCCAGCACTGGACTACGCGCTCACCGTTTCAAGATGGTCGATCACACTGGGGCTATGCGATTCAACCACGGGTGATTAATGCGGTATTATATCTGCGGGGGTGTGATAGGGCAGATATGTATACCAAGCGCAGGGCTAACATCGCCATGCTTTCGCCCAGAAATGGACCCCACAAGCTAAGGCTAATCACCCCTGATTTGCTCAAGTATGAATTGCATGATGTGTATGTGACGGGCGGCTATACTCTTTCAAGCCAGGATCAGCCAATGCCTACCAGGCAGGTGGGCGGGGTGCAGCTTACTGCCTATGACCCTATATGGAAGTGGGTGAACAGCCCATTGGGCGCTGGTGAGACTAGGGACGCCGATGGCAGGACGTGTATAACAGATGATACGTGGACCACTACAGCAGAGCTTACCCTTCCGTTCGCTGGCCCATACCTGTTGGGAACCACGACTGGAGAGAATACGCTTACTTGCACCAATGACGGTTCATGGGCCACCAAGCCAGTCATAACGATGGAGGGTCCAATCTATGACTTTATTATCAGCAATGCAACCAACGGATATATTCTTTCCTGGGATGGATACGATGTGGCGGCGGGAGAAACCATAACGATAGACATACCAGACAAGACAGTAACCAGCGACCTAGTTGGGGATGTGAGCACTTATCTTAGTGGAGACACCGGTTCATTTGCCCTGGACCCAGGAGCAAATACCATAAATGTATTTGCCAGCGGCGGAGTGGTGAATCTTACCACAGAGGTTTCTGTTTGCTGGTATGTGGAGCTATTGGGCGTATGACACAGAGATCGTGGCACTGGAATGGGGCAAGCCTTGGTGACGCTGACGCACTTGCGCTTAATGTGGCAGATGGCATTGGGTTCAGGCTTGCCAATGAGGATTATGAATCTCTATTTGTAGACCGTGGCCTTCGGATGATCTACAATGGGGATGAGAACCGTGGCGTCCTTGCTAACTGGCTTAATGAGCTTGCCGTCACGGGTGTGGCTACTCCGGTGCAAGTTGACACAGGTGGTGCCATTGTTTATGGTATGCCCTACGAGAATACCGTAGCCGTGAATGTGGCCGTGCCTTCGCCAACCTCAGACACGCGGCAGGACTATATTGTGCTACGCCGCAACTGGGCAGACCAGGAAATTCGCATTACGCGCATAGCAGGCGTGGAGGGCGGCGGCGTACCGGCGCTTACACAAAGCCCCGCGCCAAGTGGGACGGGCATCTATGACGTGCCGCTTGCCACGCTATCCGTTACTACGGGTGGGGTTATTACTGTAACCGATGCCAGGGAATACTGCCTATATGGCGGTGAACCAGGCGACGATTCGATGACCGCAACCCAATTGACTAATAGCTCTATTGATTGGGAAGACAGGGATATTCGTACCAAGAGATACTTTCTTGGTGGCGGCTGTCTTGAGCCGATGATTAGCGGAGGTCAATTCTGGTATTATTATACCAGCTATGTTACTACTACTGGCATCCCAACCTGGGGAGGTGGAGCCAACACAGAGGGCTGGCAGATTAATGCTGCCACATATGAGGGGGTGATTGGCAGGTTGCAAATACCATTCCCCGACTATGCCACGGGTCCAATAAGCACCTATATCTGGTGGGTCCCAAACTCTGCATTAGCATCCACCTATTATATCCGCAGTGCCGTGCAAGCGCATATATTTTCTGGCTCTGCGTTCGCCGCTGATTATACCTTTAATCAATACGGGTTAGGAAGCTATACATCGGTATATGTTAGTGGCACATCTGTGCAGCATCAATTTGCCAGAACCGCAGGATTTACCATTGATGAAGAATATCTGGTAGAATCAATGGACATAGAGTATTTAGCATACTGGTATAATTCCGCTGGTGTAGAAGACATTAATGTCCTTGGTGTAGAGTTTGTATATGAGGGATATGTCTAATGGCTGAAACGAGTTATTTGTGGGACAATCCCGGCACTGGAGACAGCCCCGCGCTTGGTTATGGTAATGCCCTACTTAACCAAGTTATATTCAGGATGCTATACAACGGCACTGGCGACCAGGGGGTCATTCTAGGTTGGCTAAACGACCTAGAGGTAACGGATGGCGGGGTAGACACCGCGACGGTAGACACTGGTGCCGCATTCCTCTACGGTGTATGGTACGAGACTGACGCTGCGGTAAACGTAGACATAAACGCATATCGTGGCGGAAACTGCCTCATCATAGTTAGGGCTTCGTGGGCGACACAGACAGCGCGGGTTGTGGCGCGGGCGGTTGGCGCTTTAACACAAACGCCGGGTGTAACCTATGAGATTCCCTTGGCAAATGTCGCTATCAACGGCGCGGGAGCAATCACGCTTGTTACGGACACTAGAGATTATTGTATCCCGTCTACCGACTTGCGAGATTTCGGTGTTAAAGAAGACATGATTGCCACCGATGCGGCTACGATTGCCAAGATGCTTGATCAAACGCGGTGGTTCCTGCGTGGCGCTGGCGCATTTGCTCCAGATGGTACTAACCCTGCAACTTGGGCAAATTATACTGGATATACAAGATTCAGGCGCGACGAGTGGACTTTCTCTGACGCGGTTGCTGATGCTATCTGGTGTACCATTAGGGTTCCTCCAGACATTTCCAGTGCCAACCTTACTATCTATCTGTGGCATACTGGAATAAATGCATTAATAAGTGGTGATACTAGGTGGAACTATAGTATTTGGCAGGCTGCCGCCGCTGGCGTGGCGGCCAACTCTACTGGCTCTGTAACGGTAACGGCAGATTTACAACTAAATGCATGGGGAGAGCCAGTATATATCAGGCAAGACACCCTAGTTGCCCAAGCTGTTACGGCGGGTGATTTGTTGCATATTCAGGTGGCCAGGGATGGGGGGCACGCCGCTGACACCTATGTGGGCGATGCTATACTGGCAGGTCTTTACTTTGAATACACGGCGGATAGCTAATGACTGAGAGATCGCGCTTTTGGGACGGTACAGTTCTTGGTGATGCGGTTGCGGTTGGTCAAAGCCACCTGCATGATCAATTCTTCCGCTGCGTGTGTGGGGCAAACGACAACCACGCCGTTATCAATGGCTGGCGCAATGAGCTAGAGGTAACTGGTACAGGTTCTCCTGTGTCCGTGGCCACTGGAGGCGCGGTTGTCTATGGTATGTTCTTTGACTCCGACGCCGCTGTATCTGTGAATATTCCTACACCATCCTCTGGCTTTTCCAGATATGACAGGGTTGTACTTAGGCGTGACTGGTCCACCTATACGGTTCGCATTGCCAGGGTTGCGGGGGTAGCCGCTGCCATTCCCGCCGTGCCCGCCCTGACTCAAGGCGCTGGTGCAATATGGGAGTCACCGCTGGCCACCGTCCTGGTTGACGACGCCGGGATTATTACCATTACGGATACAAGGGAGTATTGCCAAATACTATCTGAATGGGCAGCCAACATAATTACGGCTGGTATGTATGAAGAGGGCGCTGTTACTGCCGCCAAGCGCCCCGACCGCACAAGGTATGTATTGCGCGGGGCAAATGAAATACGGCCTGATTCTGCTAATCCCTGTGTGTGGACCGTAGGCGCATCCTATGATTATTGGGAGTTTACAGACGGCGTGACCACAGAGGGCTGGGCATACTTTATCTGCCCCGACGACCTGACTGGCACAGCAGATATTTATACTTGGTCTATTCCAGACGTTAATGGGGCAGGTGGTGGCGCGGAAAACTGCCAATGGGATTACTCTATCTATTATGGTGGAGATGGGGTTATTCCAACTAACGCCACCGGAACAACCAACGTAGACCAGCAGGCGCGGGTAAATACTACATTCTATCACGACCAGATAGTGGCCGCAGTTCCCTTGTCCAGTGGTCAGATTTTAGCGGTGAATTTGCAGAGAGATGGCGCTGCTGATAGCTATAACAGCGACATGCGCCTGCTTGGCATAGAGATTCAATATACCGCTGATTCATAGGATGAAAAGGAGTTTGGATGCCACAGTTTGGGCAATA